GTTGAAAACAGCGGCATCGGTATCGGTTAATGTCACTGTAATCGTATCAGCATTGTTCGAATCTTCTGATACTAATATAGACTTAACAACAGCAGTTGTAGCACTAGGTACGGTATATAGCGTAGTAGCATCTGTACTCGTTAAATCAGCTTTTTTATTTACAAAAGTATTTGCCATTATGCCATATAGAAGCTCTCCGCTTCCGCCTCGTCTTTTATATCTTGTTGAAATGTTGAATTTAGTTTTTGTACAATACTATCTACATCTCTTACAAAAGATTGTTGAATCTGTTGATCATATTTTTCTAAAGGTTGAGTTAAGGATTGTACTATTCTAGCCATTATCTCCTCCCGTCCGGTTGTATATCCAGTCTGAATGTTCCAAGTTTCCAGTGCTGTGTAGTACTGGTATTGTCAACCTTTAAGGATATAGCACGAGCTCTAGCTCTTGTATCTATTTTAGTTGTACTGGTTGTAACTTCAAAAGGTCCTAGTGAAGAACTGGCCTGTGAATCTGTTGGATAATTCTTTAAATTTAAAGTCACTCTTGCATCACCTGTTTGTTGCAGAAAATCTGGAATCACTCTTCTTATCTTCATCATGTATTCTCCGTCTCCTCTGATGTCAGCTCCGCCCTGTTTTGTCATTGATATATCATAATCCCCTGTTTCAATGCTTGCTGCAATCGCTGTTCCTGTTCCTGCTTTGATTTGATTCGTTCCTGTTTCGTGTTCATAGTAAATCGTAACTCCATCGGTATTGCCAACGGTTGTATCGCTGGTTGCTGATGAATCATATTCTGTTCCATGAGGTTTTCCAAAAATATGAGAATCAGACCATGAAGATCTTGCTAACGTGCTTGTAGTCCATACAGGTCGATCCGCTGTTGAATCCATATAGTTATAAGTCACCGATCTATTATTAGATGCAGCACCACTACCAGGATAGAACCAAGTTACTTCTCCGAATAAATTATTAAGCCCTGCAAAAATATGATTTCTTGGAATAGTATTAAGATCATCATAAACATAATCTTCAACTAAACAGGATAAAGATTCCAGTTTACCCGTATATCTAAAGAAACCATTTTCTGACATCCAGTAAGCAGAACCATCTACTTCAACCGCTGCATTTTTACCTATTAAACCACAACCTGTTCCTACCTGTTGAAATGAAAAAGTAAAAGGAGCACCTACAAATCTCATAATAAATAAAGCATGATCCGTCCAGACATAAATGGCGTCACGTCCTCTAATAGCTCCAATGATCCGTGTTCCGTCGGCCAGTCTTTGTGTGCCTGCGGTATTGGTTGCAGAAGGTGCGTACGAGGTTGATGCATCAATGCTTTCCTGATCCGACCATCTTATAAACATGTCATCCTGTGTGGATGTCGTTCCAATCGTGGTTTCGGTTCCAAAGAAAAGTAAGTGCCTGTCGGGTGTGGATACCAAAGTTTGTCTTGTAGCCGTTGGAGCATTGGCAACAATGGTTGCTCTTGTTGATGTTGCACTCGTTGCATCTGAATTCCATTCAAACGTTGCACCGTCTACAATCGTTGCAATAAGTTTATTGCCAAAATTATCCAGGTGCCATAGACCAGGGGCCGTTATGATATCGCCTGTTTGCGATGCACCCCATTTGGTATAATCCGATGCGTCATAAACCGTTGCTCCATCCGAGTGAGAAGCTGCTGTCGTATTATCGGTTCCTCGTGTTAATCCTGATAAAGTTTCTGTTCCTGTGGTATTCGTTGTATAGGCAATACGCTCGCTGTCTATTAAAACCGTTCCTGAAGCAGGCATCGAACCTGAATCAGCTAGAACAATGCTTGAAGAACCACTCGTTAAAGCTCCATCTAACGTGGATGTAATTTCTCCAGCAACAGTACCACCCCATAGTCCTAGTCCCCATCCAGCTGCTGATTCTTCAACAGCAGGTCCTATAGAATAAAAATGCTGAACTCTTATTCCGCCTGATGTGGATGCTCCTGATCCACTTTCCGCTGATCCCATTTCGAGGGTGATAGTTGTGGACGTGGGTACGGTTGTGACCATGAAATTAGTATCGTCAAAGTCACTAGAACCAAAATCAGAATCGGTGATAGTGCTAAAATTATCAAGACGAACAATATCGTACTTAGTAATGTTGTGATCGCTTGAAAACGTGAGCGTAATAGTTGCATCGCCATTGGTTGTTGTAAAAGCATTGGTTAACGTTGTTGTCGCTTTAATAGGTGTTATATCATAAAAAGCACCGCCAGAATATACGTATAAAAATCGGTTAGTTCCAAGAGCCGCGTATTTTATTCCGCTGGCATTGACAAAATGGTGTAGAGCTGTGTTTCTTCCTGTTAAAGTGCTGTCTCCTAATTGAGCCCAGCCTCCTATCTTTTCAGGAGTTCCATATCTAAAACGAACATAGTCTCCACCTACCCACTGGCCTTCGCCACCGGTTTCTGTAACCTGTTTATTGAATCCTGGTAAAATCTGTATCTTTTGAAGCATAAATTCTTATACCTTTAAAAATACTGTCCCGCAATGTTATTACGGCTTAGTCGGCCATGTAGCATTATTGACTTTATCAACAGTATCTTTTCCTGCGGGCAAGTCTCTTAATGCCTGACGATAAGTCGTCATATCTTCTGACATGGTTACATCCGATAAAGCATAAAAATCTGTTTCAGCAAGAAGTCTATTTCTTTTAACTCTTAGCTCCGCTAAAGCTCTTGCAGGGGCTGCATTAGCCCAAGCTGTTTCTTCATTATCTCTAGCAGTTTCTTCTTCTGCTGTGAACTGAACTTTTACTCCGTTTATATTATGGTATCTTGGCATTTTTCCTCCTTAATTCTATCCTATCCCAAATAATGATATAGTTCCACCCTGTATTTCTCCTGAACTCATTTTGAACTGAACCGCATTGACAGCCGAAGTTGTGTTTATATATCCACCTACCCAATAGTCATATACATATGGATTTGCATCTGTTTGCTGAAAAATGTTCCTAATACTAAAATGTTTAGTATAGGTCGTTGATGACGGATTCCATAAATAAAATTCTGTACAACCACTACTATCATTACTAATGTCAACAGAAGAAAATAAAGTTCCATAACCTGTTCCAGTCATATCCTGACCTGAATCATAATTAAACGCTGCTCCAGCACCAGCTTCATTATGATACCCACGAAATATTGTACCTATTTTACTTACATTGTAATTACTGCCACCATCAATAGAAACATTAAATTGAAAATGTGTATCATCAGTTTCAGCATGAATATTTATAAGTTTAAAACAATACACCTCATAGGTACTATCCAATCCTGAAGTAAAACTCAAATTAGCATCTGAACCATCGGAAGTTAAAGTTGAAATTAATGTCCATTCTCCTCCTCCACCTTCTGCCGCTTTTACAAGTCCAGTATGCCTTCCAACATTTTGTGATATAACTCCACTCATTAACTATCCTTAATTCCAAATAATTTTATTTTGCCGCCTTGAATTTCATCAGAAGAAAATGAGAACTGTATGGCTGTAATAGCTGCGGTGGTATTGAAATAACCACCAATCACTGAGTCTGCTGTATTTGGAGAACTTGCACTGGTATTTATCCTAATTAAAAAATGTTTAATGAATGTGGTACTCGATGGAGAAAATAAATACATGTGCCCGTTTATATTGGCGTCAGCGTCATTAGAAGCGGGCATGCTTATTTGTTGAACACCTGATGCTTGTGCCGAATCTCTGTCAGCATCATAGGCAACTGCCTGACCACTATCATCTTCCAAATGATATGCTCTAAAATAACTCGCTGTTTTTGTAATATCGTATGAATGACTTGAAGTATCATCTGAGCCATTCATGCCTAATACAGCATCATTAGTTTCGGGATGAATGTTTATAAGTTGAAAACAGTAAATCGGATAGGTTGAGTCCAGAACAACGTCTGAAGCACCATTGACAAAAGTTAAATCGGAATCAGAACCATCAGAGGTTAATGTTTTAATTGCTGTCCAAGTACCTCCTCCACCTTCTACAGCTTTAATCAGTCCTGAAGTTCTAGCTACGTTTTGCGATACAATTCCACTCATATTGTTAATCCTAGTAATACAAAATCTCCAGCATCTATATTTCCACTTGTTGACGTAAACTGAACCGCATCTACCGCAGAGGTAGTATTACAGATGCCACTTACAAAAGTATTGACTGAATAATTTGCATAAGCAGAAAAACTACCAATCCATGAAAATTTTTTCGTGAATGTTGTATTAGCAGGATCATATAAATACATTATACCTGAACAAGACTGGTCAGCATCTGCACCCGCATTTACTTCATACGTAAGCAATTGAGCACCAGTTCCTTGAGCTAGATCTGATCCAGCGTTATAACCAACAGCACCACCACCGCTTTCCGCCTGATAAGCATCAAATGCAGTAGTAGTCTTTGTTACATTATAATTACTTCCAGTATCGACAGAAAAATTAACTTGAAGATTTTGATTGTCGGTTGCAAGATGAATATTGTTACAATAAATGACATACAGTTTGTAAGTTCCATCTAGAACTACACTACTTGTGCCATCTACAAAAGAAACATCACTACTTGCACTTGCTGTGATTTTTTTGATAAAAGTCCACGCACCTCCGCCACCTTCAGGTGATTTAATTAACCCAGAACTATCTAAAGTATTCTGTGCAATAATGCCACTCATGGATTATCTCGTTTGATCTAAATAGCTTACAACTATATCAACGTTTGCTGATGAAGCAGTTATAGCGCATAAATGATCTGTATCTGTAATAACAAATTTAGTTGTCAATTCAAATGTTTCATTAGCACCAACAGCTTGATCGGATAAAAGTTCGTAATCCGTTCCGCCTCCGTCATCGTCGATGTATAAATCTACCGTCTCTGCAGCTCCAGCAGTTTCTGTAATAAAAATAGAAAGAATGGTATATGTATGACCATTCACTCCATTTAGTAGAACGCTCTCAGAGTTTGTTACTCCTGCTGTATGCGATACACTTAATACTTCACTTGCCATATTTTCCTCCTAATTAAAACCCTAATACCATTGCTTTTCCTGTGCTTGAAATATCTGGACTCATGGTTCCACTATTTACTATAGTTGATCCAGCTAAAATTGTAAAAGTGTTCGCTGTCATTGTAAAATCATCAGCACCTGCTATTTCAAAATCTATCTGATCATCTGTCGGTGAAGAAATTGTTGTATTTCCATTGGCATCAAGTACTAAACCATCTGCTACTCCATTTACATCAACAAGTCCTCCAAATGTTATATTTCCGCTTATATCAACAGCACCATTGATATCAATTGTTGTTGCAGCAATTTGTATTTCTGTGTCTGCGATTAAATCTAATTGACCGTCGGTACTTGAATGAATCGATAAAGCTGTATCATAGAAGCATAATTTGTTTGTACCATTTAAAGTTAAACCTGTTCCGTCTGTGTGTGTTAAAGTCGTATCTGAATCAGCTCCAAAAGTTATTACTGAAGAGTCTGATGTCATTAAGAAATCATCACCGATTGTAAGATCAGCAGCAAGTACTATATTTGCACTTGAATCACCAGTCATCCAAACTACTGATCCATCTTCACCATCGCTTATTGAAAGTTGATCGTCTGCTGTTGCACTTGAAACATCGGCATTTCCAATAACTACGTTTCCAGAACCTGAAGTAATATTATTTCCAGATTGATAACCCAATCCGATATTTTTATCGCCTGTTACATTTTGAAGAGCTGAATAACCTAATGCACTATTTCCTGTGCCAGTACTAAGTGCATTAATAGAAACTCCCCCAACAGCAGTATTGTAATCTCCACTACTAATTGTACTCAATGAATACTTCCCAATTCCAATGTTATATTGAGCAGCATTCAAAGTTCCTGTTGTAGTATCTCCAATTTTTAAACTTCCTGTAAAATTCGTTCCACCTTCTTTACCAGTAATACCACCAGCAGCGTCTTCCCATGCTGCAGCTGCACCTGCTCCAGCAGAAGTTAATACTTGACCATCGGTACCATAATTAGCACCACCAAGTCCTATTTCACCATCCGCTGTAAGTCTAAATTTCTCAGCTGCCGCTTCTGATTTGCCTAATGCAAATACTAAATCTGTATTATTAACAGAAGAACTAAAGGTATCATCTGCTTCTGCCCATATTGAAGCTGCTATTGCAACAGCGTCTGTACCATCAGATTCTAAAGGTGCTTGAAAATCTATTCTTCCTAATTTATCTGCATCAACAACAGTCAATTCACCAGTTGTAAGTTTTAATAAACCAGCACCTGCTGCAGTTGCTCCCCGTACTTCGAATGCATTTTCTGACTGATCATATAGTCCATATGCACCAGCAGCAGCGCCAAATAATTTTACATCTAATCCTGTGTCATCGACACCAACTGTAATGGCACCACTAAATTGAGAAGCTCCACTTACATCGAGAGCACCATTAAGATCAAGAGTTGTTGTAGCAATTTCTACTTCAGTATCAGCATCAATGTCTAACTGACCATCGGTGCTTGAAGAAATTGCCAATGCACTATCCCTAAAAGTTAGATAATAGCTTGAATTTAATAATAAACCTGCATTGTGAACGTGAGTTAATGTTATTTCTTGATCGTCACCAAAAGTTAAAACTGCAGAATCTGAATCTAAATTTAAATCATCACCGAGTGTAACATCTGCAGGGAAAGTTAAATTTCCTGAGCTATCACCATCAATCCAAGTAACTGTTGAAGAACCATCATAATTAGCAATTTTAAATTGATGACTACCAGTTCTACTTGCTGGATCAATAGTTCCAATAATTACGTTTCCTGAGCCTGTTGTAATACCAGCACTACTATCGTTAGCTGCGGCATTGTAACCTAAAAAAACATTATAATCTCCGGTTGTTAATTCTCTACCAGCGTCTCTACCGATTGCTGTATTAAATGCAGCACCAGAAGAAACATTCATAGCATAAGCACCTACAGCTGTATTATATCCAGAAGTAGCACTTGTAGCTGATCCACCAAAAGCCTGACCTCCAACAATAGTATTGTCTGGTGCACCAGTAATTCCTACACCAGCATTATAACCAACTCCTACATTATTACCTCCAGTTGTTACTCCTGATAAAGATGAAGAACCTATTGCAGTGTTATAATCTGCTGTAGTTAAAGCATCCAAAGCTGCAATACCAACCCCAGTATTATAAGTAGCTGCATCTAAAGTTCCTGACGTTGCATGACCTAATAACAAACTTCCTGTAAAATTTGTACCTGCAAGTTTTATAAAAGCTGCATCACCAAGAGTATATGCGTCTGCTTCTAAAGTTCCATCTATATCAACATCACCAGAAAAATCTCCTGTTGCAGCGTCTAGTTCTCCTGATAAAGTAATATTAGTAGCACCTGTGATAGCACCATCCATTGCAACAGCACCATTGATATCAATGGTTGTTGCATTAATTTCTATTTCAGTATCTGATACTAAATCTAAAACACCATCTGCTGATTGATGTATATAAGTTCCTGTATCACCAAATAATAATTTATTAGTTGAGTTTAAAGTTAAACCTGTGCCATCTGTGTGAGTTAAAGTTGTATCATTATCAGCACCAAATCCTAATACAGCAGAATCACTATCTAATTTAAGATCATTACTAACTAGGACAGCAGTAGAAGCAGTA